TGGGAGCAATAGCAGCAGCGTTAGGTGCAGCCGCAAAAAGTGCGGCACCATATGTAGCACAAGGAGCATTAGCGTTAGGACAAGGATATATGGACAGACGCGCACAGGAACGTGCATTCGAACAAAACAGACAGTTTTGGTTTGAGCGATTTGAAAAGGAAGCACAGTACAATTCACCAGTACAACAAAAGGCTAGAATGATGGCAGCAGGATTAAATCCTGCATTAATGTACAAAGGAGGACAAACAGGAGGTAATGTCTCTGGAGGTTCAGCACAAGGAAAAATAGCTGAACGATATGCTTTGACAGAATTGGCAAAGATGTCAGCTGAAGTAAAAAAGATTCAAGCAGAGACAGATAATATCAATGCCGATACAGGCTTAAAAGGAGGTAAAGAAGAGTTAATTTCAGAACAACGTGCCGGTCAAATATTGCAGAATGCAATGTTGGAGATTCAAAAAGGTACGTATAACGAACGTAATATTGCAGAGATAAAGAAGTTAACAGAGGATGCTTTAAGAGCAACGTCAGAAAGACAAAAAGCAGAATCAGAAGCAGTATCAGCTGCGTATCAAACAGAATTAAAAAAGAAAGAAGTAGAGATCTATAAGAAAGTTCATGAGAATATGATTCGAATTGGAGCAGATCCAAATTCGAGTTGGATGAATCAGATTATTCAAATATTGACTAACTTAGGAGTGAATACTTACGATTACTTAAATTTTAATAATTAAAAAAATGGATTATTCAAAAGCAGTTGGGATTAATCCCAAGTACAACACCTTTGATCTATCACATGACAAACGTATGAGCCTTAAAATGGGCGAAATTATTCCAGTAATGGCAGTAGATGTATTACCAGGAGATAAGTTTACCATAGAAAGTTCACACTTAACACGTATGATGCCATTGCTATCACCAGTAATGCACAACGTAAAGGTAAAAATGAGGTATTTCTTTAGTCCAAACCGATTGGTTTGGGACAATTGGGAAGATTTCATAACTGGTCCAGAGTCAGCAACAGATACAACAGAACCAGTACACCCTTATTTAAATACTACAAGTATTCCAAGTAGTTTAAGTGATTATATGGGTGTAAGTACGGCCGATGGTATTGGCGGCCAATCAGTAGATGTAAATGCGTTGCCATTTGCACATTATCAGTTTATTTGGAACGAATATTTTCGTGATCAAAATTTACAGACAGAAGTAGATTATAAGTTAACTGATGGATCTAATACAAGTAATGCAGCGCTTTATCAAAAGCGTAAGGTAGCATGGCAACATGATCGTTTTACAAGTGCTTTACCATTTACACAAAAAGGACCAGAGGTAACATTGCCAGTAGTACAGCCAGGAGGAAGAATCGATCTAACGTTTGATCCAATTGGTAATTCTACAAAATGGCATAATTCATCTAATGGTAGTTTGGAGGTAAGTGCAACTGGTCCAATTTTGACAGATGGAAGTGGTGAAGGGTATTTTAATAGTAGTGGTTCAGGATATAAAATTGCTTTAGATATTTCGGATTCAAACTATTTGAACGCTTCAGACCTTAATATAAATGCAGCAACAGTAAACGAGTTGCGTGAAGCATTTGCAATTCAAAAATGGTTAGAGCTTAACGCACGTACAGGAAACCGTTACACAGAACATATTCAGGCACATTTTGGTGTTAAACCACAAGATGCACGTTTACAACGTCCAGAGGAATTCGGTGGTAGTATTTCAAATATTCAGTTTAGCGAAGTATTGCAAACAAGTGAAACTACAACAGGAGCCAACCCTTCAGCATTGGGACAAATGGGTGGACATGGTATTACGGCAAGTGGATCACGCAAAGCTTCATATTACGCACAGGAACATGGTTGGATATTTGCATTTATGTATGTAGTACCAGATACAACGTATTCACAAGGTGTACCAGCGAAATTCAACAAGGTAGATCGTTATGATTACTACCAACCATTGTTGGCACATTTAGGAGAACAACCAGTATACGGAAAAGAGCTATATGCAACTGGTGGTGCAGGCGACGATACAACATTTGGTTATTTACCGATTTATGACGAGTATCGACACGAGCAAAATTCTGTACATGGATTAATGAAGTCCTCCTTGGAGTATTGGCACTTAGGTCGCAAGTTTAGTTCACAACCTGCACTAAATGCAACATTTATTCAATGTGATCCATCAAACCGAGTGTTTGTAGAAGAAGATAACGACGAGCAAGTAATTGCACACGTATATAACGATTTGAAGGTACAACGAAAAGTACCTTACTACGGAACACCACTGGGTGTATAATGTCTATGTTTAACTAAAAAAACTCGAAGAAAATGAGCAAGACAAGAAATGCAGTAATTGCAAATTTAACCTTTGTAGTAGGTCAAATTGAAGAATTAAAAGCTAATATTAACGATACCGTACGGTACATTAAAGGAAACCCTGAAGAATGGCAAAGTACAAGCGAAGAGGAGGCGCCTTCAAAAAGCGCGCCGCTAAAGGAAGACGAAGAAACGCCGCAATAAATAGCGCACGTTTATCACGTGGAGGTATAAGACTAAGTTAACATGTGTCTTACACCAATGACCATCAAAAGAGAGTCTAAAGGAGTAGATGGATCTATAACTAGGACTGTTGGATGTGGTCGGTGTGTACCTTGCTTACGTAAAAAGCAAATAGATTGGTGTTTTAGGTTGCAGAAGGAGCTGAACACTTCTTCGAGTGCATGTTTTCTCACCTTAACATATGACGATAAGAATATCCCGATAAGCGAAGGCGGCTATAGTCTATTGCGAAGCGATTTTCAAAAGTTTATGAAGAGGTTGAGAAAACATTGCAACCAAACAGAGAAAATCAAGTATTATGC